TCCGCTTCCTTTAAGCGACTCTGGACGGACTCGGTAGAATGCTCCTTCTTGTTCGACTCCATATGGTCTTACTCCTTTTGATGTGTCTAACATTATATCAGCTGCCATAGGGGCAAGCTTCTTAGCAGTGGTTATAACTTTCTTGGCTGCACCAGGCGCAAATGGTGATAACAATGATGTGACTGTCTCAGCAATCGGGCGCTCCACATCAGACGTAACGCCTACCTGCTGAAGCAGTTTGTTCCAGGCATTTTTACCGCCATAGGGCTCTTCAGTGGACAAAGGAAACTTAGGTACCCGGTTACCCTCTGGCTCCATAACTGACTCAGGCTCACTGAGCCCTGGAGCCTTTGTCTGCAGATAGTCAATGAATTGCAGCGCAGCGTTTGGTAAATCTACAGCGCTACCAAGGTAATCAGTTACTGGGCCGCGATTCAATATATCCATCGCCGCGCCTTTCTTGCCGTAGGTCTTGGCTTCTTTCTTTAGCTCTTTAGCCGCGGCATCAATCTCTTCCTTTGCCTTTTCAGCAACACCACCACCTTTGTAGCCGATTAGCTCATGCCATGCATTTGACACTGCGCCGCCCTTGGCCTTGCTGATCTGTCCAAGCATACTTGGATTAATCTCTGGCACAGGTATGTTGGGCTGGCCACCAAAGTTGACATTAGTATTGAAAAAGTTAGGCATGTTTACACTACCTTTCTCAGCCTTAACCACGCCGCCTTCAGCTTTTCCCAAGTCAGGCTCGTTGATGTCGTAGGTTCCACGGTTGCCGATGGCGCTCTTGACTGCGTTGGGCTGGTAAGAAACCACCTCGTTCAAGTCGCCGTCAAGGTAATGCATCAAACCGTCATAGCCTTGGGCTTGGGCGCGGCTCTGCACCTCCTTGCCGATGTAGCCCTTCTGGTCATAGGCACGCTCAACCATGCGCGAAGCCTGCGCCTCGCCCATACCAAGCCTTATTAAAGCCTCAATCATTGGGTCGTTTGATGCACTGCCGTCGATTACAAGCGGGTTTTTTATTTGCGCGTGTACAGGCAACGTGTTGCCACCTTCATAGTCGCCTGCGCCTTTGTAGGTGTATTGCTCTGCGTAATTTGGTTTTGGGGTTAGGTACACCCCAGAGCCAAGTGCGCCATCTTTGCTTGGCTTAATGCGGCGAATGGCCTCAGCACCCTTACCACCTTCAGACGCGGTCGTGCCGTGGTACAGGCGCATAGGCGCTTTGCTTTCAGCAAGAAACTTGGCTAAGTTTGCTTCACGCAACTCAGCCTCAAGCCTCGCCTCGTCTTGTGGGTTCAGCGTCTTCTTGGCATCGGCTATAGTCTTATTGCCCTTACTCTGGCGTATAGCCTGCTCTACGTTTGATACCTTGCTAGGTATAATGACGGATGGCATTTTTAATGGCGCCTCTCCTGCCCTTTGCATATTAGCAATAATCTCAGCTTCCTTAACAGCGCTAAGACCAGTTGTTGCTTTCTTTCCGGCCTGGGCTAACGAAGCAAGTTTTTTTAATTGAGCAAGGGTCATAAGTTACACCGCGTAAGGGTTAGTACGTTTACGGCCAGCGTAGACGTAGTCATCATCGTCATCGTCTGGCGGCTCAGGGTCTATATCAAGGAACCCAGCGTCGCGCAAGTATCTCAGAGCCTGCGTACAGCTGTCTACGAAATCGTCGTGTGTCGAGTCAGGAAAGCTGCATATCTGGCTGACAAACCCCTCAGCCCAGTCCCTAACGTATCCCTTCTTGGCTGTACTTTCAGGTATCCATACACGTTTGTGAGCGATGATATTAGCAACGATAGATAGTCGTTGGATTTTGTCTGCTCTGCCCGGGTTGTAACCACGGACAGGTAGGTGCGCTCTTTGCAAGTCTTGGATGAGCGATATGCCTGAAGCCTTGTCTTCAATAAGAATAAGGTCAACCTTTTTGCCCCCGACAAAGTTTCCTCGCCCTTCTTCCTCGGGATCAGAGCCATACGAAACCTTAAATTCCTCAATGACCTTCGGGCGTAAATCCGGGTACTGTAGTCGGTCTTGCCAGGCGTCGATGAGCATGACGGCCATCGGGCTATCAAGTGGCTTAAATATTCCCCACGTTGTCGCCGCAGTCGGGTCATTGACGGTTTTTTCCGTGTAAGCACAATCGTAGCTTTGTATGACATATTCAAATTTAGGGAACGGTTTGTTAGCAGGCCATAGCCTGAACATCTCACGCTTAACAATGCCTGACTCTTCGGCGTCAATGAGCTCGCCCTCGATCTCCTGCCTGCCAAGCGTGGTGCCTTTGTACTGCAGAATCTGCTTCTTGAAGTTGTCAGCCAGGTTGTCTATGTTGACGTAGGTCGATGCCCTGGTAAGCACCACGTCGTCCCCCTCGCGGCCAACGAGCTCAATGATTAGGTCTTTAGGTCTTGGGGTAGTTGTGCATATCGTTCTTGTCTTCTTGCCAAGTCGTATGCCAAACATGGCCATGTCCCAGGCTTCTTGCAGGTAATCAAACGCGGCCAGCTCGTCCATCCATGCCCCATTGAACTGTGGGCCACGTAGACGCGAAGGCTCTGACGCCGGTATACCTTTGATCAGAGTGTCGTTGACCAGGATAAGCTCGTGGAGGCTTTTGTTGTAGTCCTTGATCAGTATGGGTGGGATAACGCTCAACAGGCCGCTATCGCCCTCAAAACACGTCCCACGCACGTCTGAGCTGGTGGGTGCCATAACAAGCCAGCGGGTCTTCGGTTGACTCCACGCCCACCATCCTAGCTGCTCGGACGCCGTCCTGGTCTTGCCGGCACCGCGGCCAGCAAGCATAAGCCAGATATCCCACCAGTCGCCGGCAGGAACGATCTGATGATCATGCGCTTTTGCTAACCACTTAGCACGCCACTCAAATGCAGCACGGTGAATGTCAGGCAATGCTTGGTACTGCTTGTGTACCTGTGGGTCGCGCAAGAGCTCAACAACGTCATTCACTTTACGTCACCGCGGCTTAGCAGTACCTGCCGCAACTCAGCTGCGTACTTCTTCTGCTCTTCTAGCCACCTGTGAAGAATTTCGTTCTCGCGCTTTAACGCAGCCAGCTCAGCCCTCATAGCAGCAACCTCTACGTTACTTACAAACTCACTCATTTAACCTTGGCCTGGCGTTTGAGCTCGAACGTCTCCAGCATAGTCTCAAAGATTGAGAGGTCAGCCTCAACCTTTACCGGGTTGTCTTTGTCGCCGGCCAGTATCTGGCGGTCGCCGTATTTTTTGGGGTTCCACTTGGCCAGTAACTTCAGCCGCGTCTCGATCTGCAGCTTACGGTGGCCAAGCATGTCCTGCCTGGTGATCGTAAGCCCGTTGGCGCTGCTCGTCTCTGTGTCGCCCATCAATGGAGTGTCAGCAATGGCCAGCAAATCCTCAGCTATGGCGTCGTAGCCCTGCTCTCGCGCCTGCGCGATGCGTTCTGAAAGCGCCTTGTCCTGCGCTGCCCAAGCATATATCGCAGTCCATGCAGGCATGTGCTCGTCCCTACATATCTGACGTAGTGGTTCTCCATCACTTAAGCGCTCACATACTTCTCTTGCTAGTTCAGGTGTGTATTTACTGGGACGGCCAATCTTCTTTGGCGGCTTCTGTTGCTTCGTAGCAACTGTGGTGGGCTCAGACATCTTCTCAGTCCTTAAGCGTAATTAGATGCCTGTAGTGTAATGTTATGTTGAAGGTTCTGCAATGTTACGAGAATCTATGTCATTACATCTTTCAATTTTTGAAATTAAATCTCTAGCATGCTCTAGCTCAATGAACGGTCTGTAGACCTTCATTTCAATTAAATACTCATCATGCTCAACCACAGCTATAAGAGTTTTGAGTAAATTTTCTTTTTGCCAATCTAAATTAAATTTGTTCATGCTGGCTCTTTAAGTAATAGGCTCAAAGCCTCCCCGGCAATACGCACCATCTCTTTGACGGCACGGGCATCTGACGCGGCTGTGTACGGCACGTTGATTATTTGGTTTAGCGCTTCAATCGCCTTCTCTTGCTGGCAGTGAAGCTCGTAGCCTATGTTGTCAATGCGGGTTAGTTCCTGTTGAAGCTTTGCAACTTCGTATTGATCTTCTTTCATCTTTCCCCCATCAGGTAGTTGATTAAATTGGTACTCGCTGCGTCTGTTCGCTACACACCTATGCGAATAGCGCCACGCGATATGCGAAGCCAGCATCCGCTTTCCCAGTAATTTATTTTAACCTAAGCTTTAAACTTCTTCTACTGTTATTTTGTACTTCTTGCCGTTATTGTCTTCAACAATCATAAGCTTAGTGGTGCTATTTAAAGCCCCGCCTTCGTCTAAGTCCCACTGTATTTTGCCAACGTGGGAAAGCTTCCAACCCTTGTCGGCAACAAGGGCAGACTGTATTGTGTGAGCTATGTAGTCGCAGTAAGCAATCATGATAAATCCTCCGCGTCGTCGTAACGTGCATCAAACATTGCGTCGAGACGGTATTCTTCGCGGTTCTCAAACTCTTCTTGCTCGCGTTCCATTTTCCAGTCTAAGTCTGAAATTGACGAAAAACTTTCTGGCACATGGCACTTAGGGCAAAGATCAACCGTACCGTCGCTTGCGCCTGTATTGTCATTGACAGTCTCAATCTCATCTTCTTTAAAAATATGTTTGCAGCAATCGCACTTGTAATATTTACTCATGATTCTCTCCTTTTCGCTGTCCTGCGTTATGCAGTGATGTAACTATAGCTTAAACGATTAGGGGCTGTCAACCCCTTTTCGTAAATATTTTTAATTTATTTTTCTGCAGGCTTTACCTGGCCGGCCTCGAGAATTTTGTTGGCCGCTGAAAAAATACGTTGAGCTGTTTTCTCGGTAACTTCTTCACCCTGCAGCCAGCTCTGGATATACCCGCGGGACTCGTCTAAACCTGGCAGGCTGAGCAAAGCGCATAGGATGTAAGCTACCCCCTCAGCCTCCACCTCACGCACGTCACGGGGCGTAAACTCGCTGTCAGTCACCAAGCCTTCTTGCGTGTGGCCAAGGACAACGTGAGCTATTTCGTGGAAGCGGGTTTTGTGTGGGAGCGCAGCCACCGGGTTAATTGCGATGGTGTTAAGTTGGGCATAGCCCTGGACGTTGCCGTTTGCTAAGGCAAAAATTTCTTCGGTGATACCCAAAGCCTCAAGCGCTGTAGCTTTGTCCCAAGTAGGGGTAATTACTTCGTTAACAAAATCCTCGCCTTCGGTTTGGCTAAGAACAAACCAATTGTTACGCAGAGCAAACATGCGGAACACGTCGCCTGTCTTTTCGCCGGCCGCGTCCTTCTTGTTGACAGTAACGGGCATTACCAGAGCGATGGCTTTCTGGCCTTTGCTAACCGAGCGGCCTAGCTCTTTCCATTTATTGAAAGTACCGATAGGGCCGATAGGGATATTACGTGCAAGGCATTGAGTGTAAGCCAGCAGCTGGTTACCAATACTAAACCCGTGAAACGTGCTGTAGCACTGGCTAATGATGCCTGGCTGGTTAACGGCATCGTTAAGCAGTTGAGAGAAGTTTGCTTTTTCCATGATTCACTTTCCTTATTCGCTGTCCAGTCACCTGACTGTGATGTAACTATAACTTAAACTATTAACCCTTGTCAACCAATTTTTTCAGGTATTTTAAAAAAATTAAATGGCCTTGGATAACCACCCTCTTCCACGTAATTGCCTGACCAATGCACACCAAACGGCCTATGATAAAAGACCCTTTGTTTCATGTCTTGCTCATTTTGCAAGAAGTTTTCTGAGGATAAACCCTTTACCATGTCTATAGCTTTTTGAATTTGGTCTACGTCTTTTGACAACGACGCTGACTTCAACATAAATTGGCAATGTAAGGGCAACATTAAATTACTCCCTGGGTCATCATAACCAAAATAGAAAAAGCTAAAGCCACACAAAACCACATTACGAGCTCGTCAATATCAAACATTGTTGATCCCCCAAAAAATGTCTAAGTAATCGTCATAAGCAGCCCAGCACAGCAAGTATTGCCAGCTTCGGTCAGGCATACCCATCTCAAAATAAATCTCAGCCAAATGCAAACACAGCTCTATGGTTGGCGGTTCACGCATTCTTTTGCTCAGCCTCAAGTACACGTAGATCATTAGCTGCATCTGATACCCCGTGCCAGTCACCACGGGCTATCATTACCTGCATATACTCAAGCAAAATTGCGCGTTGTGTTTCGTAGTCTGAATATTCTTTACCCACCGTTTTTCTCCTTTAGCTTGGCTTCTGTTGCGGTAACAATCCATATTCTCGACTTGTCTTTTTCCCACGCTATGTCACTTTGCTCTTGCTCCGTCAGCCCTACCCATTCATCTTTAAATCGTGGTGCTTGGTAGCTACACTTGGGGCAGATGTACCATTGTCTATGTTCGGTGTTTGCTTTAATCCATTTAGCTATTACTTCCTGCGGATTTTGCTCATCCATTGTTCTTCTCCTGTAAAGCAACGGCTGCCATTCTTATAGCATCGTGCCTATCCAATGTCATACCCTCGATGTATTCAATTTCTTGTAAAGTCAGTCCTACCCATTCTTTCTTTGTGTACAAAGGAACCTTATCCATCTTCACTACTGTCGGCGTTTCCCATTTAATAGGCGTTGCCCATTCAAGAGTGCGCTCTTCTACGTTGATATATGCTACTGGGTCATTCATTCCTGCCCCCTCTTGCGTATAGCATCAGCAGCGGAGTCGTATGCGGCAGTAACTAAGTCACCATGCCAGCTTGCCATTTCTTCACACAACTTTGCACACGCTTCGCGCTCAGACGTTACTAGCTTACGCAAAGCATCCCTGCACATACACACTACAATCAATGGAATGCCTGCAGCCACAGCCTCGTCCGTAAACTTGGCATCTTCAGCAGTCAATGTGACAGTGAAGTCTAGGTTATGTTTTTCGGCTTTCATCTTAACCCCCTTGCGCGGATTTCTAAAGCGCAGCCCAATGCTTGAACGTGAATACGCCCATTTTCATCTTTACCGCCTTCTTCACACAACTTTGCACATGCTTTACGCTCTGCTTCTACTGCATGTTTAACAGCAGCTTGATAAACACTTGCAGGTATCCAAAGCTGGCCTTCAAATTCTTTTGTTAAAATTTTGTTAGTCATCTTTGTCACCTTGAGCTTCGTTTGCAAGATGTTGTAGCCAACTGTAATCAAGTTTTTCGTCTGGGCCATCACGAAAACTATCATTAGGTTTTGCATACATACCTAATACAGAATGTAACGCAGTAGCAGCAGCCAACCAAACTAATGCTTTTTGTTTATATTTACCGTTAGGCACAGAATGTTTACTAAAATAAAACGCCTTATCACAAGCATGTTCATACATGTCAACTATGGGTTTAGCCACCCCGGCAAATTCTTGATCTGGCTCAAAATGTCCAAACATTTTTCCGCACGTGCCTAATGAAATAGTCATAATTGAGCCCCTATTAACGTGAAGTTACTTTGACTGAGAAGACTGCTGACGTGCTAGTGTACTGAGCTACTGTGTCTTCAGTAATACCCAAGTCTGCTAAAAGTTTTTTGTAATTGACTGTGTTGCGATTAGCTTCGATAACGGTAGCTTTGAACATGTCGCCCTCAAATACTTTGCTGCCGTTTGGTGCCGTAGCTGAATCTTTCAGCTCGTCCTTGATTGAGTCAGCTTGCTTAGTTAAGTCAGCAATCTGTGCCAACAATGTGCCTAGTGTGTCGATGGTGTTTAAGTCGTTTTTCATGATTCGCTCCGGTTCGCTGTCCTGACCAATGTGTCAGTAGGTATACTTTAATTTATTATTAAACGGCCTGTCAACACTTTTTTAAAATATTTTTTCATCTTGCTCGATTGGCAAGCCATCACACAGTAAACGCTGGATTGTGACGTTCAAGGCGTCCAGCTCGTCCATCTTCCTTATAGCCCACGCCCGGCGGTTACCATGCCAGCCCATCATTGAGCCCTGGTGGCAGTCGTAGCAGAGCGCTACAGCCGTGTACTGCTGGTGCTGCTTGACGTGGTGAGCAGAGCTCGGGGGAGGGGCGTTACAGACGCTGCAGGGCAGGCT